ATGCGTCGCCTGGTCGCCATCAGCACGCTGACCAAGCGCACCCTGCCCCGCGCGTCCCGCATCTACAAGCAGGACGCCATGTGGGTCCGCAGCAAGTACGCCAAGTCTTTCAAGACTATGTAAAAAAAAGTAAGATACATATATGGCGAATTGTATACCACACGTCTTACAGGGTAGTGAACAATCGTGCTGGTTTTTGGCCAACGTGAACTTATTCTACGCTTCTGCAATTGGAAGATCTATACTTCGAAAGGCGGTTCATAAATATATAGTCGAAGACCTGAAATCCAATGTTTCTCGTAGAAACTTCACAATGGCTAATAATACTAAAAATCCATTTTGTACGAAAGAATTTAGCAAATTTACTTTTTTTAAATTTTTGTATTTTGCACTCAAACAAACTCGGTTTACAGGTTCTGGTATACATCTTGCTAAAAATGTTATCAAATCTCTTAGAAATGCGAATATTTCAGAAGGAGGACATAGTAATAAAACCATAGAAGAGTTCTTAACAAGACTTAAGATCAGCTATTGTTCATATTCAGCTCAAGCGTTCACACATAATTATTCTCGTGATTGTGATGTCATAAAAGTAGATAATGGCGGGACTACTTTTCGTACAATGTCAGGCACCACTGGCTATACTTTAGGTGGCGTTTCTATAAACTTAGTGTCTATTTCTGGTCGTGGTCATACTGTATCAGGAGTAATATGTGATGGTAACTATTTTATAGTAGATTCTGAAATACCTAATCGTATACCGTGTGATTGGAGACAGGCGTCTAATGTGAAACAAGTACTAAATACGTATTATCAAAATAACATACGAACTGTCGGTTATACATTTCAACTGTATTTCAAAACTAATATCGTAAATACAAAGTCTATAAATAATATCAACCGTCTTTTTCTACAGAATTCCAAAACGAATAACCTTTCTTCGGAAATTAGAAAAGCGGCCGTATTATGGGAAAATTACAAAAATGCTTTTATAACCGGAAATGATGCGACGGCTGTTTTACGTGCTAGTTTCCTAGTCTCCTATATGCTATTTACAATTGAATTCAAGGCTATCCCCGATTCGGCCTATATGTTTTATAATAAGAGCCAATTGGAAGAAAATTTAAGGTCAGGAAAGTTAAAAGCCATCACGGAAGGACCGAATGCGTATACCATGCCCGGCCTTGATTACAAAGGAGCGTGGAGTCAGCCAGATGCGTTTTTTACTAATTCCTCTAAAGGATTTGCTGGTATGATGTTGGTGCGAAGAGATCAATATGGAAAATTGCTTAAAAATGGAATTTATGTAGATGTAGATTCTCCAGAGTATAAAGCGGCCGAGAATCAAATGGTTGCTAAGGTTGAAAGTATCGCGTCAAATAGTAATATAACGAGTGCACTAAACCGCAATTATAAGAACGCATTCAAATATACTTACTATGGTGGTCGCGACGCCAAGTTTATAAAATCATTTTTCTATCATTCGATGGCAATGTTTGGATGGTGGGCCTTTTATGGGTTTGCGAAAAGAAGTGGAAGCTGGACAGCAACTGAAAATCCAGGTTCATGCAATGTAGCAGGTTTATTAAACATGTATTTATTCAAAAAATCAGGCAAGTTGGATAATTTAGTTTATATAGCCCATGGCCAGACTTCTGTCTCTAAAGCTACCGCTATTAACTCAATGACGGCATCACGGGCAGCTGGAGGTGAGGACGTTCAATTTTGCCATCATGGATGGCAGGTCGCCGGAGAAAAGGCTCTTGGGTTGGCTGGCGGTGCAACAACTAATAGTAGAATGCGATGGAAGCAGCGCACTTTATACAGTCACTCGGATGCATTTGATGTGCTTACTCTTTCTCCTATATTTCGCGCGACTCAAAGACTTAGGAGACAAAAGAGAGAGCCGCGTGTGAAAGTAGTAAATGCGTTTCTTGCCGCTATAAACACACGACTCAAAAATTTTCTATCAAGTCATGTTTTGTCCAACCTACCAAGGGGGCCTCAAAACGTAGAGGGTGAAATGAAAACAACGAACATTATTGCTAAAAGACCGAACAACGCATCTCGGGCGGCGCCTCAGGGGTCTCTCGTGAACATGCAGAAAGCGCGACTGGCGGCGGCAAAACAGACAGAGCGTCGGTCGCGTGAGGCCGAGTCAATGCGTCGGTCTGCTCTCATGCTCGGCCTATCAAGATGATGACCTAAACCCACTCAACAGGATCCCAAATCCCGTGTATCGCCGGGCCAATTGGAAAAAACGGCTCGATGGACCATTGACCCGTATGACTTAGGATGTCCATGAGTATATGAAACATGTATATATTCCTGGCTCTTGAATTTCTAATCAAAATTATGAAAAAAAAAGAGTGCGGTAATTTATAGAGCCAGTTGTATGAATACCAGTTTTTTATCACTCGCCAGGGCGTGTTCTGGACCCCGGGTGATAAAAAAAGTGCCATGGGCAGGTCAGGGGCGATTGCCCAAAACGCATCCTCTATACATAAACGTCCAAAATAGAATCGCGACGTTACCAAGTGACCAAGCCATAACATCCCCTCTTGAAATTAATTCTAGTTTAAAATCCATGGAGACAATGCTTCGTGTGATTTCAAATGACATCTGGGCGTCCCTCGGGCCGGGCTACAGCGAGTCTGTGTACCACTGTGCCTTTGAGGTGGCGTTGAGGGCCCGGGGCCTGTACTATGAGACGGAGCGCATCGTCCCCGTCTTTTACGCAGGGCAGAACGTCGGTCACGTTCGGGCCGACCTCATCGTGGATCGCAGGGCTGTCATAGAACTCAAGTCGGTAAGCAAACTCAATGAGACTTACCGAATTCAGACCCAAAATTACCTGAAACTTCTCAACCTGCAAGAAGGTTACCTCATCAACTTCCCGGACAAGAAGGGGGCGTGTGAATTTGAAACCGTCGTGCGCGACAAGCCCGTCACGCCACCGCCGGACCAGATTGACTGTTAATTATGCGTCTTAATAAACTCCCAATGTAATTCAGTGCATATTTTCTCCCAAATTTGATCCTGAATATACAGCTTCTCTCGACTCTTGAGCAATGGGAAACACGGCAGGTACTCGTCATTTCCTAAAAGTTCAACCATTTTGTAAAGTACAAACGAGTAGCTCAGAAAGTTCTTTCTGTTTGACGGTTTATGTTTCTCAAAAGGATCCTGTATTTTGTGGAACATAAGCCGAAGCTTATCCTCGAGCGCCTGAGGCATTGTAGGCGGCTGGATGCCGTTTAGAATAGTCGATATATAGGGCACGTGTTCGTAGTACTTGGCGTAATTCAGTTTCTTTAATAAATTCTTAACCTTTTCGTGTGTAATCTCAGTCAAGTCTTTCACCTTTTGCTTTTTGAATTCACATCTTAATTGGTCGACAACAACGTCGGGTACGCTCGTCGACTCTTTGGCTTGAAACTGACTGATCCACTCGTTAAAGTGATTCTCGCGCTTGTAGGAATACACGATATTCTTCTCAATCTCCTGTTCCTCTTTGAACCCCAATTCACACCCAAGAACAACTTCAATCATGCCGCATTTAGAACACGACTCTTCGCTTTGTGTGTCGTCGAAAACTCGTGCGTACATTGCACCACAGCCTCTACACGGTTTCATGTGATCCTCGAGATCCTTGCGTTGATAATCAAACTCGCCTTCAACCTCGTTCATATACCTCTTGTAAATGTCCTGCCGTTGAACACCCTTGCGAGACGCCACCTTGAAATTCAACATCTGTTTCGTACTCACCTCTTCTACCGCCTCGGCTGTATAATCCTTTATTATGGGAATACAGTCAAGGAGGTATTCGGCCAATTCAGATTCCGTTTTGCACTCACGTACTCTTGAATTGAACCGAGCTTCCATCTACAATATTTGATCTTAATGTTTAAGGATCAATTTTTGGCGCCAAATAAAATTTCAAATCTCCCAAGTTGGCAATTGTGTATCTGAAGATGATTGGCATGTTTTCATTCTCAGAGTCTTGCATGAGTTGGACACTGGAGCACATGTTGGTCGCCTTGGTGAACAGGTTGATGTACTTGAGGCTGAATGTGTTTCCGGTGCGCTTGACTGGAGGATCTGGAAAGTCGATGCTCGTCATCTGATCTGCAAAGTCGCCGTTGCAGCTCAGGATCAGCTTTTGACCATCACGGATAATGTCCATCTCAACAGCCAGGTTGCCCATGTCTCTGGTGATGCGCTGAAAGTCAACGGAAGGCAGAGTGGTAATCACGTTCATCTTAATGTCTGGAAACTCAATGATATCCTCGTTAATGTCTAGCAATTTCAGACGAAATTTAGTCATTGATTTCTTGACTGGATTCTCAATCACAAGATCCATATAGTCACGTCCGTTGATGCTAATGTCAAGCGTGTCCTGCCCCGACACGCTCTTGAGCAGCTTGTAGACGTTGGCCATGTTCAGACCCGCGGCTATATCGGTTGTACACTCGTACTCCTCAAAGTTGTCAGCCCCCAAGTTCATATGAACGAGCGTCACGCGCGCCGTGTCCAAAGTGAGAATGTGAATTCCAATGGGGGTGAAATACACATTCACATCGTTGATGATGTCCTTGAGCACCTCGAAGACCGACTTTAGGGCTGCCGCCTGAATAGTCTTCAGATGCATTCTTGTTCTGAAAGGTTTACATTTCTCTAAGTCTACGCTACCGCTCCCCCACCTTTTGGTAGGCGTCCTGGACGTCGCCTCCGATTCGCGCCTCCAGCTCGGGCGTCAGGCGGGGCTGGAGAGACTCTCCGTAGCGGTCAAACTCAAACATTCCAGGAGTATCGGTGCCGTCCAGATTGGATCCAGCCCCCGACTCCCACGATTCGAAATCACACGGCACCATAGACTCCAGCCACGCCATGACTTCCTGACCTACCAGCATCTTCCCGTCGTTCGTGACGAGGGTCGGGACGCGCGTGATTTTCTTGGAGGGGAGCCCCTGATCATTCACGTTCCAAAACCGAACAATCTCGAGAAGAGCAGGCTGCGTCTTGATGTAGGTCATTGTATCCTGGGACCATTTGCATTTGTCAGAGTAGACCAGCAAGGCCATTTAAATTTACAGAGTTTTTTTCGTTCAATCTTTTTTCGCAGCAAATGGTAATGAAGGACCTGATCATGCTATTACTGGTCGCTGTAATTTTGTTTCTAGTTTGGAACGGCCGTCAGGTGGCACGTTACAATGGTGACATGAGTGCGTCCCCCACTGGACCGTCTGACGCCCCAGTGTCTCCTGACGTGACACAGATTATCATCGAAAATGTACAGAAGAGTCTTTCCGGTACTTACCCCTTGGAGACCCTCTACATCAAGAGCCAGGGAGATGGAGTGTACGATGCCCGTTTCATGTTCTTCAACACCGACGGGTACTACGGTACACAGTATGACGTCAAGGCGCGTATTGCGAATGACGGCGCTGCTCAGATCTTGAGCCAATCCGAGACGGCGGTCGCTGGTGACTCCACCAACCCAGGCTACGTGCCCGATATGTATCAGTCATATGATGTCATCGAGGCAAACCTCGACCGGCAGCTGAGGGACGCCCTGAAGGCGAACAAGGGCACCCCAGGTGGCCTCATCGGCACGCCAAGAGAACTGGCGAGTGGGGCGTCTGCGCCAGGTCCCTCGCCATCTTATTAATTGATGAATTATAGATGGAAGTCGCGTCCGCCAAGGACATGCTGGCGGCTGAAAAGAAAAGAGGATCGGCCAAGAAGGAGTATTACAAAGCTCTTCTTGAACAATTTTCAAGGAAAATTAAAAATTCCGTTGAACTCGGAAAAAAAGAGGCGGTCGTGACCGTGCCTTCATTTCTTGTGGGTTACCCAAAGTATGAGTTGGCAACTACGGTCGTCTACATGTCCCGGCAATTGACCCGACTCGGATACAAGGTGGCCCTGGTGGGACCCCTTGATCTCAAGGTGACCTGGAGAAACACTCGTCCTGAACAGGACGACGATGCAGAGATGGCAGACCCTGGTATATTTTTGCCCAGTCTCGTGAACCTTCAAAAGACGGCTCAGAAGTTGAGGATCACGAAGAAGGGATGATGCGGCTCTTCACGTGCAAATAAATGCTCCGCATTTAACAATGGATATCCTCAACGAATCCGAGCGCCGTTTTACCAAAAAACTTTGTGACGCCATGATCCCCGTGATGATCGAGGCCTTTTGGGAGATTTGGCTCGAGGCCAAGAAGGAGTCCCAGGGCAAGAACACGACGCGGGTCTTTCAGGAGCTCCTTCGGGGAGTCAAGACGTGGAATTCTTCAATTTCACTCAAAAATACAGAGGCGATCATCAAGAATCAGTCCCTGTTCCCAAACCTCATTGCGGCTGTTTTTGTGATTCACGTTAAAATTCTGAGCGCCATCAGAACCGACAGAAAGTCCAAGAAGATTAGCATCAAGCTCCCGGCAAATGACGTGTTTGTCCAGCGGTGCTACGAGGCCTGCGCCAAGGACCTCTACGAGAGCCCTTACATCATCAGCGAGAACAACAACGAATCTGAGCGTAACGAGGATATGAACAAGCGCTTCCACAAGCACATCTGCCTCGTCATCGAAGACCTCGTGCCGACTGCGGAGATTCTAAACACGTACCTTCCTCTCCCTGAATCCGGTGGAGACATTGACATGGACCAAGACGAGGAAACCCCCGAGATGGAAGAGGAGGAGATTCCCGAAATTCAGGACGACATGAACGCCATGCCCACCTCCAACGACGCGGCCGGTACAGGCGGTATGGAGTTTGGCAAGACTCCAGGGGGGGTGGACACAATGGTCACCACCACGGACGGTCTCACCCCCCCATCGGTGCCTGGAACCACCCCCGCCATTCCAGAGCAGACGCTGTTTGATGACGCGCCTACAAAAATTGAAAAGCTCGGCGCGTAAAGAACATAAATAAGATGTTGTAAACTAATAGTACGATGGATCACTATTTCAAGGAGCCGTTTAGCGCCGCCATCATTGCCGGTGCCGTCGTCGTTGGGTACGTGTTCGTCAAGGCGAAGATGAACAACGAGGGCAAGGTGAAAAACTCTGACTATTTCAAGAATGCATTCATGGTCGCACTTTTGGTTTACTTTATTGTCAGCCAGGGCCAAGGATCTCACGAGGCAATTATGAAAGAACCATACTAACTTAAGGAAGAAAACCTATTAAAGTACAAATGACCACCCTCTCTGCATTCAATGAGATGATGGGTCAGTTCCTCGGCGAACTCGCACAGACCTTCCCCGATGAGCCCAAGATTAAAGAAGCCCAGGCGACTCCAATGAATCGCGCCTCGTTTGACAAATTCATGAAGGATATTTCCGTTTGGTCCAGTCAGATGATGGCAAAGGATGATGCCGCGTTCTTTTGTGAGGACAATGCGATTGCGGCAAATCTGAATCTCCACGTTATTTGGAGTACCGCAGAGTGCAGTGAAAACACCAAGGCGGCTATTTGGCAGTATTTTCAGACCCTCTACATGCTCGGCACCACGATCAGCATGTTCCCACCAGAGACGCTGAGCATGATTGAGTCGGCTGCCGAGAACTGCGCCAAAAACATGAAGAAGAACCCGGATGGACAGCTCGACGAGGCTGCGCTCATGTCTGGCATGAACAGCATGTTGGCCCAGATGCTTGGGGGCGGCGGCGGCGCTGGGAACCCATTTGCCGCAATGCTCGGCGGTGCACCACCCCCAGTACAGGGGGGCAAGGGGAAGCGTAAGCCTACGAAAAAGATTTCTCAGTAAACAACAGAATGGACGTGAAAGATATTTTCAAGACGAGCGAACTCCTGAACTTTTGGCCGACAGCTCGACAGTCGGCGAAACAGCGGGTCATGGCGACGTCCAGATTCATAATTTACGCTACAATTGTGGTGTACCTGATCAACCGTGATCCTCGTGTTTTCGCCCTCGGTGCACTCGCCCTTGGAGTTCTTTATTACATGTGGACATCGAATCTGATTTCAGACGGCCTCCTTCGCCCAGCCTATGGCGACGGCCGCGTCCCAAATATTCTGCGCGACGAGGTGACGCTTCCGACCGTCACCAACCCGATGGGCAATGTGCTCATGAGCGAATACACCGACAATCCAGATCGTCCACCGGCCGCATGGTACCCAAGTGTCCGTGGCGATGTTCAGGCGGCATGGAGCACCATCCACCCGTTCGAGCGTGTGCGCGACGCCGAGCGCAACTTTTACACGACGGCATCAACCACCATTCCCAACGATCAGAACGCATTTGCGACCGCCGCATACGGTAAACAGTTTGCTCCAATGTGCAAGGACCAGGGCGGCCGTGCGTGTGATATCGACAATTCACAGTTCCATTTCCCAGAGCGTACTCAGATGCGTGGTGGTAATGGTCGGTAAGCCTGGTTTTTTTCGCAACTAAAATTAAGAATGCCACGTCTTGATGTGGCCCCTGTTATTCTCCAGCCCAATGTTCACATGGGACCGGCGACCGTGCTGCTCGAGGACCTGGCCGACGCGAGTTCGTACCTGCGTGAGCAGACAACGACGGCGTCCAAAAAGGGCTGGTCCGAGCAAACCTACGACTTTCCCAACTCGTATGTGAATATCCCACAGCGAGTGATGTCTTGGGATCCCATCAGCACGTATGCAGATGATCAGAATACTCGTTTTGTTCAGCGTTACATGGGGAAGAAGTAAAAAAAATAGTACCTAAACATAACTAGCGATGGACCCTTTGAGTTTGGCCGCAATCGTCGGTCTTGTGTTTGCCGGTAAGCGTCTCTCGGATGGCCAGGAAGAGCCAGTCGGGCGCAAACCACTGCCAACCACTCGGCCAATTACCCGTCGTGATATCGACCTCGCCGCGAATGCCCGTGATCACTCCAAGGATGCATTTGATCTCAAAATCATGACCCCGAACCTCGGTCGTCGCATCGGTGACTGGCGTCTCCAGCCAAAGGATGCGGTGCCCAACCTTCAGGACACCACACCAGATGCGAATCGCTTTCCGTTCGGTCAGCCCGTGTATGATCTGTATAATCGCCAGTATGTGACGAACAAAATGAATAACCTGCAGCCAATTGAGCGCCGTCGCGTCGGCCCCGGTCTGGGCGTTGGTTCTAACGTGGACGCCGCCGGTGGTTTCCACCAGTACTTCCGTGTGCTGCCCAATAACATCAACGAGGAGCGCCTCACGACGCTCGAGGGCCGCAGCGGTCCCGCCGATTCCTTCGTCAAGAGCGGAGGTGCTGGTGGGATTGGTGAGGTGACGCACCAGGCCAAGGATTCCAAGGCGTGGCGCCGCGATCCCGCCGAGGGCCGCGCACAGGGTCAGGGTGGCGCGGTCACAGGCGCGGAGGGCCGCCCAGAGTTTCTCAAGACGGCTCGCACCACCATTCGTGACGAGCAGACGACGCGCAACGACACCCTCTCGATTGGTCCAGCGCAGTACAATGTGTCTCAGCCCTACGCTTCGGGTGGCGAGGCGGCGTACACCGACAAGTCTCTTACCCGCAGCAGCGACTACCGCTCCAAGCCGGATCGTGCAGGGAACGGTCAAAACATGAACGTGCGCAACGACCCAGTGAATCAGGTGGGCGCCATGACGAACCTCCGTGCCGAGTCTAAACCGGTGCCAGTTTCCCATATGAACGGGGGGCGCTTCCAGAATTATTTGGGTGCCGAGTTTTACCGATTTGATGAGAAGAAGGACAGACTCAACCCTCTGGCTTCGTCAAAGTACCTTGACGTTGCCATCCAGCAGCTCGAGAAAAATCCCATCGCCCTTCCGCCCCTTTCAGCCGTCTAAAATAATCTAAACCAATTGTAAAATGAGCGGTGGTATCGTTCAACTTGTCGCAACTGGTGCTCAGGACGCTTGGCTGACGGGGAAGCCCGAGGTTTCATTTTTTCGCTCAAGCTACCGGCGTTACACCCACTACGCCAGCTCACTGGAGCGTCAGGTGATCCAGGGCGCCCCCATCGCCGGCGGCATCTCCACCATCCGTTTCGAGAAGAAGGGTGACCTGCTCAACTACATTTACCTGACGGCTCGTGACGGTAACGGCTCCGTGATTCCAATTGTCAATTGGTCCAACGTGATTGACAAGGTGGAGTTCATGATCGGCGGCCAGGTCATCGACACCCAGGACGTCACCTACTCGAGCCAGATTGAGCCAGTGACTGGCGCCCAGAACTACAGTCAGCGCTCCCTGGTTGGCAACGCTG